TAAAACAACTAACATACAAGAAAGCGCAACAGCTATCAAAGAAAAGGTTGTAATGGCTCTTACAAGTGCGGTAAACGATTCACAATTAATAGCAGGGAACTAATGAATTTAAAAGAATTTGCAAATTTAGTAAATGTAAAAATACACGACGAAACTAAATCACCCTATGTAATAAATGCAGGAGTAACCCAAGATGCTACAGATTTTGTCAGCAAATTGGGAACTGCTGTTTATTCAAATGTAATTTTTAATAGTGGACAAGTTTTAAACGACTTCGGGTTTGCTGTTTCAAGTTGGGCGGATTTTAGAATTGACGATGTTATTTTACAAGTGTCGCAAGGTAAAAAAATCATTACAACAGAGATACAAGGAAGAAACGGAACGGTTAAGGAGTACATCGGGATGGATGACTTTCAAATACAAATTAACGGGCGTTTAAATGGTGCTTATGGAGTTAACCCTAAAACAGAAACAAAGCAACTGAAAACTATTTTGGATGCGGGGCAATCTTTAGCAATTACTTCTTGGTGGTTGCAAAATTTAGGTATAACCGACATAGTTGTTACGGGTTATTCATTTGCTCAAACAGAGGGCGAATATAGCACTCAATATTTTACAATTAACGCTATTTCGGATAAAATAGTAGAGGCAACAATAACTCAATAGATATGTTAAGACCTATAACAAATATTACAATAACAACGGCAACAAAAACGCTATTTTTTGATTTTGTTAATCATTGGGAATTTTCAAACAACTGGGAAGATTTAAGCGCACAAGGTAAGATTGTATTTCCAAAAAATATTTATGTCCGAGATACTGCAACAAACAAACGTTATCCGTTATTTGGTAAAAATATAGCAACAGGGGAAATGTTTAAAAAAGGGGATAAGGTAAAAATCCAAAGTCAATATGTATATTTTGATGAAAATTTAAACGAGAAACGAACGCCCTTGACAACTATTGTCGAAGGGTTTATTTCAAATGTAAAAATTGAGATGCCCGTTACATTGGAATTTGAGGATAACATGTACTTGCTCAAAAAAACGCCCATGATTAACAAAGCGTTTAACGGTAGTCAATCTATTGAAAGTATATTAAACGAAGCCTTACAAGTAACAAACACTACCTTTGGCACGGATTTTAAATGTTCGGTAAGTTCAGAAACTACGGGAGAATGGAATAATTCTTTAATAGTTGCAGAAAACGAAACAATAGGTTCATTTTTAGCTAAACTTAAAAAAGACCATCATATATTTACCTATTTTCATAGTAATACTTTGAGAGTTGGACTTACTATTTATTTTGATGGAGAAGGAAATACTAAAATATTTGAATTTCAAAATAATATCATAACTAGTGATTTAAGTTTTAAAAGAGTTGATGACATTGTTTTGTCGGCAATAGCTACAAATCATGTAACAGAAGATAACGGAACTACAAAAGATGGTAAAACTAAAACTAAAAACACACGAATTGAAGTGTTAATTACTTTTAGACCGAATCCACAAACGGCATTAGGTTATGATATTGTTTCAAAAGCAATAAAGCAAGGAGAAAAACCCGAAACAAACACAGACGGAGAAAGACGTACTTTCTTTTTTATTAAAGCCAAAACAGAATCTGAATTAACAACTTTAGGGATTGAAGTACTTAAAAAATATTACTACACAGGTTTAAAAGGAAAGTTTACAACTTTTGGAACGCCTTATGTTCAGTTTGGTGACCAATGCCAAATTATAAATAAACTTCTCCCAGAGCAAAACGGAACTTATAAAATAAAAGGTGTTGAATATAGCGGAGGTGTTGAGGGAATGCGTCAAGTAATTGAACTAGATTATAAAATAAATATATGAGCGATTTTAATATAATATCCGTAATACAAAATTTAAGCGGTAATCAAAATGATGACAAGGTACGGCTTTTACAATGCCATGTTAATAGCGTCGATTTAGGTAATCGTAAAGCACACGTAACAACTATTACAGGACAAAGCACACTCGATTTTGATGTACAATTACAAGCAGGTATTGCAGACGGTTTAGTAATAGAGCCTTTAGTTGGTTCCATGGTTTATGTTTTAATGTCTAAATATACGTTACCCTTTATCGTTCAATATTCCGATGTAGTATCTTTGACAATCAATGGAAGTGAATTTGGTGGGCTAGTTAAAGTGATTGAACTAACGCAAAAATTGAATGCAATGGAAAATATCGTTAATGATTTAATTTTAAAGTTCAATACTCACACCCATATCGCAGCAGGAACACCGACAAGCATTACAAGTGTTATTGAAACTAATAATTTAACTCCAACGCAACAAAGCGAAATCGAAAACACAGTTATAAAACATGGCAGTTAGAAAAGATTTTGGATTGATTAACAACGATTTGCATTTTAGCAATGGCGATTTTACCATAGTAGAAAGCGACCAACAACATATTGCCGACACTATTAACGCATACGTTGGATGGTGGAAAGAAAATCCTACTGATGGCGTTGGAATTGGTTATTATCAAAATTCAGCAGGTGGAGCACAACAATTAGCACGTAAAATCAAAATTGAACTTGAAAAAGACGGCTACAACGTGGACAATCCCGTTATTGAATTTGGAACAGATGGCAAACTAAATATTTATCCAAATGCTACAATCGTTTAAACCAAGTATCGGAAGTACTATTTTAGATATTTGTTTAAATGTCTATTGTAGTTTAAATATGTTGCCTAAATTCATAATGGATAATAATTTAAAAAGTTTAAATTTAGTTACAGGAATTGACGATGTATTTATTTACGATACGGATTTTGTTGTAGATGAATTTTTGCAAAGAGATATTTTAAAGAATGATTATAAATTTGTAACGGGTGATTTACATATCCCGAATGCAAGTTTTACAAATGAAAACTATTTATTAATTCAAAGCGGAGCGATTTTACAAAGCGATGCAGGAGATTTATTTTTAATATGAGCACAAAAATTGACGAACTTCCTCCGTATGTCGGAACGACAAACCCAATAGGGGATATACCTATTTCAATAAATGGGGTAACTTATCGAATAACTCCGCAATTAGCAGGGCAAACCTTACAACAAATTTTAGATAATAATCATGACTTAGTAAATGGTAATAATTTTCAAGGCTCTGGAGCAGGAGATGCAGCCACAGGAAATAATATTAATGCTTTTGGAGAAAGCTCTGTTATATCAAATACTGGAAATAGTGTAAATGCTTTAGGTAAGCAATCCGCTTTTAGTAATTCAGGCAATAACATTAATGCCATGGGCGAAAACTCCGCAATTGCAAATACAGGAAATGATATAAACGCCTTTGGTATTGATAGCGCAAATGAAAATGAAGGACGGGATATAAATGCTATTGGAACTAGAGCCGCTAAAAATAATACGGGAAGTCATGTAAATGCCTTTGGAAAAGATGCGGGTAACGGAAACCAATTAAGCGGACAAACTATTTTTTCAAATGCTAGTTTTCCAAGTTATGCAAATTATGCAGCCGCAGCAACAACTATAACCGTAGCAAATGGAGCAACGGCAGGATGTACCTATTTATTTTATGAAGTAGACAAACAACAATTGAACGCAATAAGATTATGATAATACAAAACTTTACAGACTGTTTAAAGGGCGATAGTTTCGGTGCAAAAACGATTAATATTGATATTGATATTACTACTATTGCTATTCGTTGTCAATTTCGCCAAGGGTCAAAAACGGGTGATTTAATGAAAGAGGCTACAATTACAAAAACGGGTGCAAATCAATTTATAATAGGCGATTTTATTATTGATTGGGATGCTGATTATACCTATTATTACGATGTACAATTTACCTATTTAAGCGGTAAAACAAAGACATATTTCGGAGGCTCTTTTAACGTTATTCAAGACACAACACAACCAATAATCTAATGGCAGAAGAAATCATAAATATACAAATAGTCGAAGAAGTTGAAAATATTACAATTTCTATTCAAGAACCTAGCAAAACTTCCGATTTAATTAACGACGGTGCGGATGGTGTACATCCGTTTATTACTTCCTTAGATATTTCTAATAAAGTCGATAAGGTAACTGGAAAAGGACTTTCAACAAATGATTATACTACTGCTGAACAAGCAAAATTAGCAGGAATTCAAGCAGGAGCCGAAGTAAATGTTAATGCAGATTGGAATGCAACGAGTGGAGACGCACAAATACTTAATAAGCCAACTATACCAAGTATTGCAGGTTTAGCTACTACTACTTATGTAGATACTCAAGATGCATTGAAAGTTGATAAAGTTGCAGGTTATTCATTAACAAAAAATGATTTAACCGATTTATTAAAAACGGCTTACGATAATGCAGTTAGTAGTTTGGCTACATTATTAGCTACAGGACAAAGACTTATTACAAGTGCTGAAATAACTAAATTATCTAATTTAAGTGGAACTAATACAGGTGACCAAAATTTAACGGGTTTAGTTCCTTATACTGGAGCAAGTACTGATGTTGATTTAAACACTAAAAATTTAAAAGTTAATAATGTATTTGAGGGATTTACTTCGGTTGCTGCTTCTGCAACTTTAATAACTTTAACTGTAAATTCAACACCTTCTTATTTAGTTACCGGTAGTGGTGGGCAAACTATAAAATTACCAAATGCTACTACTTTACAAAATGGTGCAATTTATGATTTTAATAATAATCAATCAAGTGGTGCTATATCTGTAAATAACAACTCCAATACATTAATTAAGTCAATACCTTCGGGCGGTTATTTAGTATTAACATTAATTGATAATTCAACTACTGCTGGAAGTTGGGATGCACATTTTCAAGCACCATCCAATGTAAGTTGGAGTACTAATACATTTGATGTTCCTGCTTCAATAACCTCTGCAACTTGGAACGGAGTAAGTATTGCGGACAATAGAATTGCAAGTGCAACTACTTGGAATGCAAAAGAGGATAGTAGTAATAAAGTAACAACATTTACAGGAAATGAAACAAGTACAACTAAATTTCCTGTAGTTAAAGCTATTTTAGATTATTTCACAGCTGCAAATATTAAAACTATTTTAGGAATTACAACTTTATCAGGTAGTAATACAGGCGACCAAGATTTAAGTGGTAAATTAACTAAAAGCGGTGATACTATTACGGGCGATATTGATAATACTGCAACGGGATATTTTAGGCTTCCAAATGGCACAACTGCACAACGTCCAGCAACTCCTTTAAATGGAATGCGACGTTATAACACCGATACTCTACGAGATGAGTTCTATGCTAATGGAAGTTGGCAAAATCACGCAAGGCTTACAGGAGATACTTTTACGGGCGCAATTTCTGCAACTAATTTAAGTGGAACTAATACAGGAGACCAGGATTTAAGCGGGTTAGTTTCTAAAACTGCAATCGAAACTATTACAGGGAAAAAGACTTTAAGTCCGTCAGTAACTGCTAGTGGAGCAATTGCACAAGGAACAATATTAACTCCTACTTTAACCGCTGCAGCTAATAATGATGTATTAGTTGGTTTAGATATTAATCCAACTTTTACAAATGGTGCTTTTAGTGGGGTTAAAAATTATGATGTACGATTAGCTAATGGTAGTATGATAGGCACTGTAGGTGCAACTATTAATAATATTTATCTATCTACACAAGAAACATCCATAGGTTCGCCACTACTATCAGGAGCAATACAGTTAAAACTTGGGGGTACTACCTATTTGAAAGTAGTGCCTACAACAGGGAATGTTGTTTTACAAAATGGAGGAACATTTACAGATTTACCAAGTGCAAGACTTCAAGTAAATAGCACAACACAAGGTTTCTTACCTCCTAGAATGACAAATGCGCAACGTATAGCAATAACTTCTCCTGCAATTGGATTAATGGTATATTGCACTGATGCAACAGAGGGAGTTTATGTTTACAAATCTACAGGATGGGCAATGCTTGTTTAATAATTAAAAAATAAAAAATGATAAATTATACTTGGAAAATAAATAGTTTAAATTGTAATTCTGAAAAAGTTGTGAAATCAATTAATTGGAATTATATAGGGCAAAAAAATGAACTTTCATTTATTGTAAATGGAGAAACTATTGTTGGAGAACCAAACCCTGATAATTTCACAAACTTTGAAAAATTATCTTTTGAACAAGTTAAGGGTTGGATCGAGAATATTTACTCACAAGAAATAGAAGGACAAGAATTTACGCAATTGCAAACTTTGCAAACAAATATATCGGAGCAAATTGCACTTTTAGAACAACCAAAAACAATAACTTTAAACCCACCTTTTTAATGATACAAAAAACTAATATACAAGGCGTAATTGCTTTAATAATTATAGCCGTCGGTTTATATATTTTAGGGTGGACAGCTCCCGAAAACGATGTTAAAATCGCTGTGGTTGGTTTAATGGGGTCGGTTATTGGTTATTACTTTGGAAATTCTAAAAAACAAAGCAATGAATAGCCACGGACATAGTTTTTTAAGTATTTTTTTCGGTTCTGTATTGAGTATTTTTTCATACATTGCAGAAAATCCATTGATAACCGACGCACAGCAATTGTTTAAAGTTATTATTTTCGGGATTTTAGGGGGTGCATTTGGTTATTTTGGTAAATTATTAGCTATAAAAATTCATAAACAATTTAAGAAATGAAAAATATACTATTTTTATTATTCTCATTTTCTTGCTTTGGGCAAATAGTTTTAATTAAACATAAAGCGTATGAAATTCATTTTGATACTAAATTGAAAGAGCCGATTTATACTTATTATATTTTGACTAAATCAATGTTAAATGGAAATAATGAAAGGACTGCTTTTCATTTTGATAATTCCATATCAAATAATGAACAAAACTCAAATTCTTTAATTGGATATGACAAGGGACACTTATCCCCAAATGATGATTTTCGAGCAGATAGTACAACCGAATTAGAAAGTATGGTTTATACAAATGAAGCCCCACAAATATCTAGTTTTAATCGTGGAATATGGCACTCACTTGAAAATTATGTTAGAAAATTAGCTTTAAAAAATAATATTGAAGTTTGGACTGGGTGCATTTATAAAAATTCAAATATTCCTTTATACTATTGGAAACTTTTAAAAATAAATGGAGTTTATGAGGGTTATTTAATGCCAAATTTAATAACTACAAAAGGACAAATAAATAATTATAAAACAAATACTAATGAATTATTAAAAATAATTAAAAAATGAGAATAGGAGATTTTTATTACGATGAAATTTTAGGATATTGTGTGATTGTAGATATTTTTAAATTTAATAAAATAAAAATAAAGTACAACGGATTAAATATACAAGGGTTTAACGAAAAAAAAACTAAAATAATTACACGATATGAAACTAAATTTAAAAAGACTGCATAAAACAGCAAACTCTACAATTGGAGAACTTTCAATTGATGGTAAATTCGAGGCTTACACACTTGAGGATGTCGAAAGAGATACTAAAGTTTTTGGAAAAACCGCAATACCTAAAGGAACATATGAGGTAATAATGACAATGAGCAACAGATTTAAAAAAATGATGCCTTTGTTATTAAATGTTGAGGGTTACGAAGGTGTACGTATCCATAGCGGAAACGATGCAACTCAAACCGAAGGCTGTATATTATTAGGAACAACAAGAAGTGTCGATTTTATCGGTGGCTCACGTGATGCAATCGCTAAATTTTACCCAAAATTAGAAGCAGGATTAAAAGTTGGTAAAGTAACCTTAACAATTGAATAATATGAATAATATTCCAGAACCGATCCAAAACATTTTAGATGAAGCAGCGACACAATACGCAAGTAGTCCTGCAACTACAAACGCAGGTTTTTTCTTACGTTTAGCTTGTAAGTTTATCAAACCGACAACTATTATTAAAATGTTTGCTCACAAATTGAGTTAAATTTATTAATGTTTCCGACTATTTATAGGCCTGGAAGTCTTGTAGCAGAATAAGTCGACGTTTATTGCTACCAATATCATTTGGTGTAATATGGTGTAAAGCCCATACAGGGGTAACACGGTGGTTAATCCACTAGATAAGGGTTCGAATCCCTTAATGATTAATTAAACCACTCTTTTAGGGTGGTTTTTTTATTTATAATGAATATAAATTATCTATAATTGTTGTGCATTAAATTAATTGCCTTATATTTGTACCAGCAATAAAGCGAAACACAAAGACAATTATTATGAAAGATTTATTATTTTTAATGGTTGAACAAATAGCAACTGATAATAACCCAAATACAATAGTTATTTGTGCTAGTATTTTAAAAGAAGAATTTATAAAAATTGGATATTCAAATTATAATGCAAATACAATGGCTATTGATTCTTTAAAAATAGCAATGAAAGCAATTAGTAACATAAAATTTAACAATTAAAAAAATGAAACACTTTCTACAACACAAACGCCCTCAATTGATTTTTGCGGGAATAGTATTAACTTATTTATTAATCCAAATTACTAGAGTATGAAACAATTAGCATTATTTTCTTTAGTATTAGTATTTTTATATTTATTAATATCATTTTTTACTTTACATTTTGATTTTAGATTATGGAATGAAGCAGCAAGATTTGCTTATGCTTGGTTTATTGGATTTATTTTTATTGGTTTTTTAATTTGGTATATTGCAGAACGAGAAAGCCTATGACACCAAAAGCAAAATTAAAAAGCCTTGAGAAAAAAATGGAACGATTACAATATTCCGTTTCAATTGATTTAAAAGAAGCAAGTAGATACTTTCACGACATCGAAAGATATTATAAATTAAGACAAGAACACTTTCATTTAGAATTTGAAATTAACCACTGCCAAACGTGCGGTAAACCCTTTAAAAATGAGTAATAAAAACCCAGTAGGACGCCCCTACAAATGGAAGGAACAAACGGAATTAAAACGATTTCACAGATTTTTACCGTTAAAAGCAATGCCCGAAATATTAAAAGCAATCGATGTAATTTGTAAAACTTATAAAAATGACAAACTGTAATTATTCAGGGGAGTTTAGAGATAGATTAATATGTGATTTTATTTTTATAAGATTACAATTTGAAGGAAACTATGAAAATTTTTTTAATAATGATTTACCAACTTTATCTCATGAAATAGAAATAATAAAACAATTACTTAACTCTAATTTTAAAATAAATTTAATTACAAAACAAAGTACAATTAAATTAGTAAACGGAAAATTAGAAATACATTATTAACTATGACAAAATATAAAAACGACCCAACAGAGGACCACGACTACGAGCCAAGTGCATCGGATAATTTTTGGCTATCTCAAGATGACCAAAGCAACGAAGCAAAAGAATATGTAAATGAACTCGAAAAAAAAATAAGAGTTTCTAAAATCGCATTACAGTTTCTTTATGATGTAGCAAAGCAAACGGAACTAATTTTTTTTGAAAATAATATAAATTCAATAATCAATAATTTAAAATAAAATTTGTATATTTGCTTTAAATCCGCCAAGATTAAGAACTTAAAAATTCCCATTCTTTTATCACTTGGCGGTATAATTGAATGGGAATTTACTTTTATGATAGGAATATACAAAATTACATCACCTACAAATCGTGTTTATATTGGACAAAGTATAAACATTGAAAAACGTTTTAATAATTATAGATTATTAAATTGTAAAAATCAAATAGTTTTATATAAATCTTTTTTAAAATACAATGTTCAAAATCATATTTTTGAAATAATAGAAAAGTGTAGTCTTGAATTATTAAATGAACGTGAAAGATATTATCAAGATGTTTATGATGTTTTAAAAACGGGGTTAAATTGTAAATTAACTACAACTAATGATAAAAGTGGAAAATTAAGTATTGAAACTAAAAATAAAATTAGATTAAGCTTGACTGGCAAAAAAAGAGATATTCAAATTGGTTTAAAAATTGGTTTAAAATTAAAAGGCAGAAAAAGAAGTATTGAGGCAATTAATAAATCAGTTTTAAATAATAAAAATTATAAACATAGTGAAGAAACAAAATTAAAAATTAGTAATTCTAATAAAGGTAAAAAAAGTGTTTTTGGAATAAATCATTATTCTTATGGTAAAAAATTATCTGAAGAACATAAAGAAAAAATAAGAATAACAAGTAAATTAAGAAAAGTAAGTAATGAGACTAAAAAATTAATATCTGATAATTCAACAGTAAAGAAAAAAGTTATGGACATTGAGACTAAAATAATTTATAATTCCATTTCTGAAGTTGAAAAAATATTTAAAATAAAATTATTAGGCAGAAAATTAAATAATAAAAGAAAAAATAACACAAAATTTATATTAATTTAAAATTAAAATTATGGATAATAAAATAACTAAATGGGTCGATGAGTGCGCACGTTTTCAAACATGGTTCGCGAATTTAGGGGGTGACATTTCAAATAACGAGCAAATGATGGAAGCCTTTAATCAAATTGAAATTAAAAAACAAAGCGATAACAGATTGATTTCGCTTTTAGAACAGGATAAAATTAACCAAATAGAAGTAAAATTATGAGACAAACAGCAGTAGAATGGTTATTATTTGAAATGTCAAAATTTGGATTATTATCAGATGGTATTCCAAAAGAAATTCATAACCAAGCCAAAGAAATAGAAAAGCAACAGATTATTGATGCACATGGTAAAAAAACCAAACAAAGTAGAGGTATTTCAAACTATACTTATATATTAACTGGAGAAGAATATTATAACGAAACATTTAAAAACAAATAAAATTATGATTTCATTTACAGAATTTACCGAAGTATTGAAATACGAAGCCGATGTAATGCGATACACTAGATTAAGCGTTTACGAAAGATGGTCGATTTCACAGGAAAGAAGTTTATGTTTAGGACAAGACGGTAGGAAGTCCTATTTAAGTAAAAAGACATACGCAACTTGCGAAGAGTTATTAAAAGAAATTAAAAATATTAATTGGGGAAGAACATGGGAAAAAATATGATAAGAAATAGACTACTCGAAATTAATCAAGAAACATGGAACTCTGATAAAATTGATAAACAAGAGGAGTTTGTAAAAGAATTTGCAATTAGTTTTAGTAGGTTTTTAAAACTATTAAAAATGAATCATCCAGAGTTATACTGGAGTAAAAATGTGGATGAATTAATTGAAATTTACCAAGATGAAAATAGAAAATAAAGATTTTAGAATAGGAAATTTAGTATATGATTCGCTTAGAGAATATAATAAAGTCATATCAAAAAGTAATTTTATGAATTTAGATTACAGTATTGAATTAAATATAATCGAACCAATACCACTAAATGAAGAATGGTTATTGAGATTTGGAGCAGAAGTAAGTAAAAGTTATGCTAATCAATATAGAATAAAAGATAGACTATTTGTTATTAGAGAAGGGAAAATAGTTGATTACGGTAGTAGCGTAGTGCTTGAGTATATCCACCAACTTCAAAACTTTTTTTTTGCTTTAACTAATACAGAATTGAATTATGAAAATAGAGGATAAAATAACTAACAGCGTTATGAGTTGCCAGATTGCACTAAACCAACTTGAACAAATAAAATATACACCATACTATAAACAATCGCTTAAAAACAAATTAAACAGCGTTTTGGTAGAGTTAATCAAAGCAGAGCAAAACCACTATGATAAATTTTTTGAACGTGATGATAATGCTACCGATGCAGTATATTCCGTTTTCGACACGTTTATAAAAAAAGTTAGTGAAATTGCTATTTATGATATGGAAAATATTTGTCACATCATAGATGCTTACAGGAAGGATCAAAAGAGTATAGAAGGAATTGTAAACAAAATAAATAGATAATGAAACTAAAAGAAAAGTTTAATACAATGGTTTTAGATAGAGACATTGCAGATTGGGAAAAAGCTTGCGAACAAATAGCAGATGAATTTGCTATTAGATTTGCGGAGTGGTTAGTAATTAGATATAATGAAGATATTATTTATGATGAATATTCAACAAAAGAATTATTAGAAATCTATAAAAAAGAAAATAAATTATGAATTCAAAAGAGAAAGCTAAAGATTTAGTAACTAAATTCAATCATTTTCACGATACTGAAAAAAAAGAGTATATTCTATACCAAGATCCTACTGAAAGTATCCGTTGTGCATTAATAGCCGTTGATGAACTTATTAAAATGGAATCAATGTTTTTATCTGAAATTATAAAAATATGTGATGCTGCTAAATTTAATTATGAAATTCATTATGAATATTGGCAAGAAGTTAAACAAGAAATAGAAAAACTATGAAATACACAAAGGAACAAGCACAGAAATTAAAAGATAAAAATTTAAATGGGTACACGAAATATTATAGACCTATTCCTGATATAGTTATTAAAGACGGATTTTATATAATTGAAAGTAAAATGAATTTATTATGAAAGAATTTTTATTAATTTTATTATTTATTTTAATAGTACCTTTAGTAGTAGGTATTGTATTATATTTAGGTGCTTGTTTTATAACTTTCAGCATTATTAAAATAAGCATTTCTTTTATTTTTTTAAGAATTTATGTTTTAGCATCTATTATTTTATCAATAATATTTTGGGAGGATCAAAATATTTAAATAAAAACGCATTTAATTAAAATAAAGTATTATATTTGCAAAACAAAACGACAAGTAAGGCGGTCGAACGAAAAAAA